CTGTTCAACGACATCCGCACCCTGACCAGCTACCTGTGCTTCCAAAGCTGGGAGGCCCTGATGGACTTCATGCTGGAAAGCTTCAAACCGCCCCCCGCCAAGCCGGAAACCGGGTGAGGCCGCCAAAATGAGAATTGCTGTCAAATGAGTGACTATTCCGGTTTCCATTCCATTAACCAGTAAAATGGAATTTCGCCAACGATGGTGAATCCCAGTCGATCATAAAGACGTTTGGCATGGTTAGACTTCTCCACATGCAAAGTCACCTGCTTTCCATCCCCGCGAGCTTGTTCTTGCAATTCTCGTATCAATGCTCCGCCTATACCGCGATTGCTATATTCCGGTAATAGAGCGATATCAATAATCCGGTATTCGCACTCCAGTCGATCCACATAAAACCGGCCAATCGGGTTTTCCCCTTTCAAGATGAGGTCGTAGGAAGCTTTGGGGAATTGATGCTGATAATGGGAATGCTGTGCCTGAAATTGGCTGCGTAAAAATGCTTGTTTCTGTTCTGCTGACCAGTGAGGGATTAAGCTCATTTCCCCATGGCGAGTTGATTGATAAATTTTAAAGAGCGTTTCCACGTCACGCTCTTCAAAACCACGCAGATATATATCGGGCAATGAGGTTGTTTTGATAACGCTCAAGTTTTCTTATCAATAAATGAAATATTGGGTTTGGGGGGCGCAAACAGTGAGGGGAGGCCGCACTATTCGCAGCCTCCCCCTAGTCACATGTTTACTGTTTATGCCTAGTTTATGGCCGTGGCGGAAAAACGCCTTGCAATGCAATGATGAAGTTTAGCCCTAAGTAAGGCTGCCGATTATTGTGCGGCTGATTGCCCCCTGTCAGCCCGATGACGTTGTTGCCCATGGCAACTTTTGCTGGTGCCGGGCCATAAATGCCAACTGCTCCCAAACCGACAGCATTTGACGGGTTGGATTGGCTTGCATCGGAGGTACCTTGGATAGTATGGCCGTGACTGGGTAATTCGGAGTTTTGCAAGGTCACAGTGCTTGTGCCGCCTATTTCCCCGATGCTGTGTAAGCTTAGCCCCGGTCCCTGCCCCCAGAACATTGCTGCATTGCCTTGCAAATTTGGCAGGCCAAAATTCGATCTGCCATCGCCGCCGTAATTGGTTCCAAGCAATGAAAACAAAGCGGTATTCTGGGCAATGGGTAACAATTGACCGTTGCAAAAAGCCCATCCCTTGGGAGCAAAGTTTCCGGGAAATAGTCTTATCTCGCCTACAAATGGATCCATGACTGTGACCTCTCAGGCTGGTGAAGGGAATATGCCATATAGGCTGATGATATAACCGACACAGAGATATGGCATCAAATTCTCGTGTGGTTGCCCCCCGCCATTACTACTGCTGATGGAGGATGGATCTAATGTAGACGAGAAGGCCGTGCCGTATAGATTGGCGCTTGCTGCTGCAGGGACGTTGCCAGCCGGATCCGTCGTACTTGCAGCGCCATTAGATACGGACAAGGAATGATGGTGTGCGCCGACTTGGTTGGCAGTCAGCGTCACCTGCTCCACACCGGCCACTTGACCAATGACGTAGGTATTGCCTTGGTTATCCGTGCCTTGGTGGATGGGGATGCGTCCTCGCAAGTCGGGCAATGCAAAAGTGGACTGTCCGTCGCCGCCATAAGTGGTTCCTATCAAATTAAACAAGGTCTCATATTCAGCGATCGGGAGAATACTTCCGTCGCAAAACATCCATCCGTTTGGGGCAAAGTTAAAGCCGGCCATACGAATTTCACCAACATAAGGTTGTGCCATGGTAAACCTCCATTCAGCATGATTGTTTCGATCAATTTTGGGTTGGGAAAATCCCTTGTAGCGCAATAATGAAGTTAAGCGCCAGGTAGGGCTGCATGTTCGAATGTGCTTGGCCCCCTGTGGTCGTGATCGAACTCGGATGCAACGCCACCAGATTGTTGGCGGGGGCGTAAGCCGTTAACGGACGGCGACCACCTCCTGAATTAGCCAGCACGCCCGAAGGCACTGCGCTGTTTTGGGGGTCTGAAGTTCCAAAAAGTTGATGGGTATGGACGGGTATTTCGTTTGCTTGCAGGGTATGGTTCGCTTCACCGCCGGATTCTCCGAGGGAAATGCCGTTGCCTACATGAACAGGCGTGCGACCTTTCAAGTTGGGCAAAGCGAAAGTTGTTATGCCATTACCGCCGTAAGTTGTTCCCAAAATGCTGAATAGGGCTTGGTTTTGATTGATCGGCAACAATTGTCCGTCACAAAACGCCCATCCTTTGGGGGGAAAGTTGAAACTACAAATTCTTATCTCGCTCAAAAATGGTTCTGACATTTCGGCCTCCTAATGTGGGCTTAAAAAAAGCTTGAGCGGTTACAATCGTAAATCAGGTGTGTTGAGGTATCAAGTGAAAAACATTCGGCTTTCTCGAATACTCACACACGGTTAGGAGGGGATATAAAGCACTAAAATACCGGGGTTTCCTGTGCTCGGCAATTTTGTTTGTTTTTGTGATTGCTCCAACAATAATATAGGCCCGCCATCTGCGAGGCTCCCCATATCTTGGGTGAGTTTGCGCAAACGAATAAAAACGCTCTCAGGATTTTTGTAAGCATAGGTATGCATTAGGGTTTCCACAAAATGGGAACCCCCTTTTTTTGTGCGCCCAAATATCGTGCCGGGCTGGTTTGTCATGGTCATTCATAACCCCTTTCTCCGCTTTGCCGATATATTTTTACGCAGGAATTGAAACCAGATAATCGATGTCAAGGCTTGACCCACTCCCACGCTGGTCAATTTGCCTTGGTTAGGTTGATGGCGATCTTCAGTCCGATGAACCGCCCGCCCATCTTCGTCAATTCATCGGTTTTTGGGTCGAAAAATAGTTTGACGTTGGTGTAGCGGCGGTCTTCAAATTCCTTGTCGATATGCGGGGTATCGACGAGGAAGCGATAGGTGTAAACCTTCTTGCCTTCCTCTTGGGTGATCTCTAAAGGCTCGCCCAAAACGCTAGTGAGTTCTTGTAGAGTGGGTGGCTTGGTGGTGATTTTGGCGCGGTCTTTAGGATCGACCCTGAATTTGTGGCTGGCCTCGTCAACCTTGCCTTTGGCGAGGGAACGGATGGAATCCTCAAAAAATTGCGCGGGCACCATCACCATGAAAATGCGGGAGAAATCCCACTTGGTTAGATAATCTTCCTTGTCGAAATCCAATGTAAAGAAGAAATCCACTCCCGGTTGCAATTTACCCTCAGCGTCGATCTTGTGGAAAGCCTGAACCCAACGGCTACCGGTGTGAGTGGGTGTGCGCAGGGTTGGTTGCAGATGGGCAAGCTCGACAAAATCGCCGCTGAGCAGAACCGGGTTCTTGAAAACCAAGGTGAAGTGGTCGCTGATCTCGGTGGCGAAATTTTCATCGAACTTTTCTAACTGGTATTTCAACGCCAATAAACGCAGCCAGACGCATCCGGTCAGGCTGAATACCAGCACAAAAATAATTAGTACGCGGAGGCGCTTCATATCGTCGATCCAAAGCAGATGGCGGAAAAGGGTCAATCATGACTGCCGAGCCGAGAGGGCAGGGGATAAGGATAAACGCCAAGCCTTTTCGCCATAAAGTTCCTCTCGGTTTCAATCTCCAGCGCTGACCCCCAGCGGCTGGGCTTTGGATTTTACCGCGACTGCCTAAAAAAACACCCCACAAAGCCAAGTTAGTGCCGACTTTGTGGGGGTTGAGCCGACGGGATGTCGGCGCTCTAACTAAGCTTAAGCCCAGCTTGAATCGTCGCTATCGTCTAAGAACGAGTCTGAATCATCGTCGGCTAGGAAATTTTCCACATCGTCAGGCTGAGACCAATCATCATTATTGGATAACTCGTGGTCGGGCGGGGTGTCGTAATAATTGTTGATGGTGGTTTGTTCGGTTAAATGCTCACCGGAGTTATCGCCCCAACCTGAGAGCCCTGAATGATGTCCGCCGATCAGGTTTTCTAAGCCTTGGAACAAGAAGCTACCGGCCACCACGCCCGCTGCGGTAGTGGCGATGCTGCCTAAGAAACTGCCCGCGCCACCGCCAGCAGCAGGAGCCGCACTGGCAAATGGAGCCGCCCCCCGTGGTACTTGGTAATTGCCCGCGCCGGGAACGCCCGCCGCGCTAGGAGTGCCACTCTCCAAAGACTGCGCCCAAGGATTGCCACCTCCTAAGAAACCGCCACCGCCACTACTTCTGCCTGCCTGAGCGCTTTGAACCTGGGTTTGCAATTGGGCGATTTGTACCTTGGCGCTGTTCAAGGCCTGCTCTACCAGCATGGCACGCTGTATCAACAGATAGGCAGCATCCGGTTGTTTGGCGACGGTTTCACGGATCAGCGCCTCCGCCTCAGCGTTCTTCTCAACGAGGCGAGCGTCGCTAAGTTGCTTCAAAAATTGGGTCAATTGATCGCGTTCTTGTGGGTTCATAGGTTGCCTTATATAAGGTGGGATGAATGTTAAAACTGCGCTAACAGTGAGGGCGGGAAGCTGGATTTCAAGTCTGACAAGGTAAATGCCATCCCGGTTCAAGACTGCATCAGGAGTTTAAACTAATCGAGTCAAGACCCAACGAATGCGGGCAAAGCAACAATCCTTGTTTTTTGGGCTTGAACAAGCCAGATTCACCCACTATAATACGTGGCTCTTTCGGGTCGTTAGCTCAGTCGGTAGAGCACCGCACTTTTAATGCGATGGTCGTGCGTTCGAGTCGCACACGACCCACCATATAAAACAAAGCCTTGCTGATTATTTCAGCAGGGCTTTTTTATTGGGTGTGCCGGAAAGTGTGCGGAACTGTGCCAGCCTATCCGCGTGCGGGGCTAGATGTTCGGGCGCTAGATGGGCGTAACGAAGCACCATTGAATAGCTTGCCCAGCCTCCCAAGTCTTTCAGCACATTTAAAGGGGTTCCTGCTTGGACGTGCCAGCTTGCCCAGGTGTGCCTTAAATCGTGCCACCTGAAATTTTCAATGCCGGCCTTTTTCAGCGTCTTTTGCCATGAGGTGTTATTGGGCGGGCCGCAAGGTGCGCCTTTGTAGGTGAAGACAAATTCCTTGTGCTTGCCGCGTTGCGCTATCAGGACTTCTAAGGCGTCGGCGTTGAGGGGGATGCCTAGCGGCTTCCCTGCCTTGGCGTTCTCAGCCGCGACGAAGGCCACGCGGCGGGATAGATCGACATCGGCCCACTTTAGGCCGGTGACATTGGAGGCCCTTAAGCCGGTGGCAAGGGTAAAACGCGCCATGGCTTCCAAGTGTTCGGGCAGGGCGTCTAGCAGGCGGGCGGCTTCGTCGGGGGTTAGCCAACGGATGGGGGGATGGGGTTCTTTCAGGCGCGGAACCGAGGGAGCGCGGTCGAGCCAATCCCATTGCCGTTCAGCTTTGCGGAGGATGGCGCGGATTAGGGCTGTGATACGGTTGACGCGGCCCGGTGAAAGGCCGCTTTTGCGTAGGGTTTGGATGATTCCGTCAATCTTGGCTTTGTCGATTTCGGGCAGGCTGAGCGGGCCAAGGTGCGGATCTAGCTGCTGGATGATGCCTATATCATCGCTTAGGCTTTTTTTGTCGGATTCGCTGACCCAACGGACGGCGGCTTCTTGCCAAGTGTGGATGGGCTTTTCGCCAAGCCTGCTTTGTCGCCAGAAATCAGCCTTAAGCTTGGCCTCGAATTCTTCGGCTTGGCGCTTGTCTTGCGTGCCAGTAGATCGGCGTAACTCTTGACCGTCTGGCTTGGTGAATCGTGTCCACCATTTGCTTGAGTTGGGGCGCTTGTAGAGCATGGCGGTTCCTGTGCGGCTGGATTGCGATAGTCTTCTCTCAGCCAGTCTAGCAAATCCTCTTTAATGAACCGCCATTGCTTCCCTTTCTTCGCACCGGGGGCTTTCCTTTCCTTGGCCATGCGGGCCAAGGTGATCGGGTGAAGTCCGACCAAGGCGGCGGCTTGTTTAATGTTTAGGGTTCCATCTATCAATTTTGTTTTCATCGGATAAGCTCCGTTTGGGCTTGCACAATTGCCGAAATAAGCCGTTGCGCATCGACAGCAAAGCGTTCATTACCAATGATTAGTAGGACTTGGTTTCGATCAAGGTGGTAGGGGCGCACCGCAAGCGTGTCTTTATCAGTTAACTGAAGTTGCTTTACGGGGATGTTGTTGTCTATTTTCATGGGTTGTTTTCCTCGTGGTACCGCATCTGCACTTCTGGCGAGTGGTGATGAAAAGCGGTTTTGTCGCTGTCTTTTGCCAGATCAACCCCAATGATTCGCGGTAAGCTGCTGGCATCGGCTGTTTTGCCGAGCGCGGCCAGCATCGCGTAGCGTTCCGTTGGCGTCATGCCTTGGAGCTTGGCTTGCCACCTGACAATCTTGCGCTTGATGCGTTCGCGCTCCCGGTAGTCGGCACCTAGGTAACGGTAGTCGTGGAGTTCGGCGGGCTGTGGGTAGTTCATCCAAAGCCATTCATTTGCAACGCCTTTGCGTGTCATGGCCTGAAAGCTGTGGGTTCTCCAACCTTGAAGAAGATCTGCGTAGAGTTCTGACCAATACCCCGAAATGATGACGTAGCAGGGCAATCGCCTCAGCGTTTCCAACAGTTCTATATGTTGGGATTGCGTCATCTCGTATTTGTAAAGGTCTAGGCGCTTTCGGGTGGAGTGTAGATAAGGCGGGTCGGCATAGATGAGTTCGTCGCCTTGGAAGTCGTAATGCCTTAGCCATAAAGTGGCGTCAATTGCATCCAGTTTTATATCCAAGCAGCTGGCATCGCCGAATTGCGCGAGCATCGATGCGTCAAGGTCTAGGCCGTAGTTAATGGCGGCGGGGATTTTGTGGCGCATGACTTGACCGCTACCTAAGTGGCTTTCGATGTAGACGCGATGGGGCGGCATTTGGTTGATGATCTGCTGATAAACACCAGCGCCGCCTTTTCCACCGTTATAGGTATTTCTTGGTTTCATAGTTAGCCTATCTGCATAGTTCCGGATCTTTCGGTTCCCAGTCATCTTCCCCGCAGTACCAGCAATGTGCATAAAGAGGATGTTCCGCCCCGTCTGTTGCGCCGCAATTTCCACACACATAATCAGTATCGAACTCTGGCTCAAAACCGTCGTTTTGTTGCTCTACTTCTTCGGGTGTTAAATTTTGTTTAGGAAATGCAGATAGGGTATTCATGTGCGGCGCTCCACTTCCTCATGATTTATTTCATATCCGGGGCATCCGCCATCTTGATAGTCGAATCCTGTGCATCCTTGCTCGGAATGTTTGCAGGGGTTTCCACACTCGCTACTGCACGGAATTACTTTTCTGCCTTTCCCAAGTTCTTCATATAAAAAATCTCGGGCTTCATCGGGTGATAAAGTTTTTCCCATGCTGCTGGCGATGGCTTGCGCAAAGGCGCGGAGTTTTTCAATTTCATAATTCATAATTCAAACCTGTAGTTTCGGTTTTGGTGATATTCATGCGTTAGGCACCGCATTCGCGGATTCTTTCAACTATGACATCAATATGACGCATAGCCTTTTTCTTCTCTTCAAGAGATAGCTTCCTCCTGCCAACGGCAGCACCTGGGCGCGCAACTTTTTTTCCATACCGTATCAACTCTTCCAACGCTTCTTTCTTTTGTCTAAGCTCGTCAATTTTAGCCATGGCCTAACCCTCAGTTCGAGCGGACGCGGGGCCGCTTGGTTGCTCTGTTCTAGTGTTGTGCGCCGCGCCGCTCAACATGGCGTTAGGCGGGGCGTGTATAAATCGTGCAGGCCCCTCTTGAAATTTCTTTTTTCAAGACGCCCTTTTTAACTAGTTTGGCAAGATGGTAATTCACCCTTGCCGTTTTCATTTTTAGCTTCCGCGATAGGTGCCAACTGATTACCCGGCTGTATTCGTCAATCGCATCATCAAAAATGCGCAACCATTTTGTTTCATCCTCAGATAAGCCTAACTGGGCGCTCAACTCGGACACCGGCCAGGTGGCCGATTCAAGTTTTGTTTGTTCTGGCATGTTTGTTCTCCGTGCTAGTTTTTATGCTCGCCGCTATAGCCATCGGCTGAACCCATAGCGGCAAGCTGGAAAGGGTGAAGGTTTCACCAGCCCATGCAAGCAAGAGTGTTTCAGCCATTGCCCCGGCGATGGCTTGCGCGGCGGGCGGGGGAACGGCGTTGCCTATGCGTTCGCGCCATTTCTCGTCGGATAGCCCTTCAAGTTGCAGCCATTCTTCCGGCTCTAGCAGCCCTTGCAGGGCGGCGAGTTCCAACGTGGTGAAGGGGCGATGCCAAGTAGCATCCTCGCTGATGATCTGGGCGATTAGCTTTTGATCGGGGGTGGGTAGGGCTTCGGTGCGGGGATCGGCAACCGACCACCGGCCATTGTCATGCTGTGCCGCAGCGGATACCGCCCCGGCTTGGCCATCCCATGGCAATACACCGTAATGCCCCCCTCCGTTGAAGTTTGGCCTTTCGCCTTCCGTCCAGAGGCGTGGATCGGCGACGGCTAGACCGCCTGATACGGGGGATTGACCGCCAATCACCGCGCCTGTCGCGTTCTCCCATGGCACGATGTAGAGCTTGCGGCGGCTTGCGCCTTCGTGCCAATTGGAGCAACGCGGATCTTGAACGCACATCGCAGCCCCGGCGACATGAGACGCGCCGGTGACTGTTCCGGCTTTGCCTTCCCAGCTATGGACGCGGTAAAGGTTTTGGTGGGCTGAGTCTTTGAACTTGGTGCGGGGATCGGCAATCGCATACGCCCCGCCTCCCGGCTTGGATTGGGCGCTAACCGTTCCCATGGGCGCTTCCCAGTCCCTTACCCCATATTGGCCGTACTCGTGGCCTTCAAAGCGTGGGTCTGCGACGGCAAAGCGGCCCTTGGTGGGCATTGCCCCACCGGTTACGGTGCCCATCGAGGAATGCCATGGTGTGACGCCTAGGTAATCTGTGCGGCGTTCGGGGATGATGAGATATTCCGTTAGGTGCCCATTCTCGACCGCCAAGCGGTTTAGGCTTCGCCAATCGCTCCCGGCCTGGACGAAGGCTAGGCGAACCCATGTCTTCCACTGCAAAGCGGGTATGCGGTGCATCGGCCCGCCGTTTTCGATTCCGGGAAGGGGGAGCTTGCCGAGCACGTCGCCGACGGCGCGAAGCGGACGCTTGTGCGGCTCGTATAGGCACGGCGGGACTTTTTCCATGTGGCGGGCCACCAGAAGGAAACGCTTGCGGGATTGGGCTAAGTGCCCTAGTTCTCCACAATCGTGGGTAGTTTCCGCCACGGCGTAGCCGTATTGGCGCAATAGGGCGGTGATTTGGTCTAGCAGCGGACGGCCACGGCTGGCGATGCGTGGGACGTTCTCGAATAGGATGAATTCGGGAGGATCGTCCCGCCAAGCTTCAAGGGTTAGCCAGATTCCCCGCAGCGTGAGGCGGTTTAGGGCTTGGTACTTGGCGGTTTTGCTGAGGGTTTCGGACAGCAGGCCGGAAAAGCCCTTGCACGGCGCGGAAGTGAAGACGATATGTGGGCGTTCGTGGCCCGCAGCGGCTTGGATGTCTTGCGGCGTGGCTTCGCGCCAATCGGCGGGGGGCTGGTGGCCGTGGAAAATCGTGTATTGCTCCCGGGCGAAGAGGTCTAGCACGGTGCCTTGGACGCCTGCCAATTTGCCGAAATCGGCGATGCTGGACGGGTCTACATCAATGCCACCGAGGCAGCGGAATTTAGCTTCCATCGAGCCAACACGCGCTTGGCCAGCGTTGAAGCCCTTGGCCCCGCCCCCGAGGCCGCAGAATAGGTGGAAGTGGCGAATCTCAATTAAAGACATTGGGCCACCTCAAGGGCTGAGCTAAACACGATAGCGGTTTTTAGTTCGCCTTCCTCTTCATATTCAATTTCAGTAATAAATAAATCAATCGGTGAAAACTGAGTGATTGAGTTAGGGTCAATACTGATGTTTCCATCTTTGGTTTTAAATATCACTTTCATTGTAATATCCCTTAAATTTAATTTGATTGTCTTTGCATCCAATCTGTGAACCGTCAATATCCATCCTATTCGTGAGTGTGGAACCGTTCGAAAGATATTGGCATCCGGTTAAAGCATCGGTATAGACCTTCAGTCCACTACGGTTAGGCCATTCGCCGTCTGTATCATCCCGGTTGATTGGCAATACATCGATTACCAATTTAGAAATTAGAGCAAATACAAAAAACAATCCAAGCATCCATAAAGAAAATCGTTTTAAATCTTTATAGATGCTGATTTCAATTTTGATATTTTTATCAGACATGGCTTTTCCCCTTGGCGGCTATCCATTTCATCAAATCGGCTTTATTGATGCGGGTTGTGGTGGGAGTGAGTTTGACGGGCAGGGGGAAACCGGCGTCTAGATAGGGGCGCACGTCTTCTTGCACATCGATTGCAAGCTTTTCGCCTTTGGCTATCTTGGCGGCTTCTTCAGCGGCTTGCAGCATTCGGTAAACCATGGGCTTGCTGATACTTAGCAAGATGGCGGCTTGTTTGGGTGAGATTAGGAGTGGTTCTGTGGTCATTGGATTACCCCGCGTAATCTGTTGTTGGTTTCTATTTAGCTTTCCAATAAATATAACCGCTGCTTTCTTTGCGGCTAATAACAAGTCCTTTTTTTTCTAATTTAACTAATTCTCTCCGTACTTTTTGCGTCTTACCTGGCATTTTTATCGAGTTGGCTATGTGGTATGTGGCCGCTTCTGATCTATATTCTTTCAACCATTTAAAAGCGTTGTAAGATATTTGTGTTTGCGTTAGTTCAGTGGTCATTTTATTACCCCGCGTAATCGGTTAAGAGTTAAAAATGTTATTGCTCTGCATCTAATCTAACGATCATGCAGTTATCAAATACAAACGCATGATAATTACGCTTATCTATCGCAGTTTGGACAATAGGCGTAAAGGGGAGTAAGTCTTGAACGATTGAAAGGTATGTTTCGAAATTCACACCGTACTTTTCATCCAGCAATCCATTTATAGAACCATCATCAATGGTTTTATCGACATCTTCCCCGCGTTTTCCACAAACCAGACAAGCTAGTTCTTCAATTTCAAAATCTAATCTACTCATTGTGTGAATCCTTTATTTATTCAAATAAGGCGCAAGCGGGGGAGGATGCTTTAATGTCCGTTCCCTTGCCGTGCGTCCAGTTTTTCTTCACAAGCTCGCACTTGCGAAAGGTTTTGTTGTGATAGTCAACCAAGCAATAGCTTTGGCATTGCTTGCAGGTTTTTCCCGTTGGGCCTGTGCCGGGTCTGGCTGCATATCCTCCCGTTATCTGGATTTTCCTAGTCTGCCTTGGGGCAGGGCCAAATAGATCGTAGTCAATCGGCGGTATTGGGTTATTGAGGTTTAGCATTGCCTTATTCCTAAGTTTTCGTTAATTCCCAATATTCATTAACATCCATCCGGTGGGCATTGAGGTATTCCCTTCCTCTTTCATCTTCAATCCACTTATATTTTTCAATCCGTGCTTGTTTGCCGAGTCTCGCGGTGAGTCTGGCCTTGCAACATCGCTTCATCATGTCGTATTGGTAGAGATTGCCGTTCTGGCATAGCGGGCAGAGGGTTAGGGGCGTTCTCTCCGGCATGTTGCATACTCGCTAATCGGTTTCCATAGATAGCTTTTAGCGTGGCTTCTAGTTCTTGAAGGCTTGATCCATCGGAGCCGACTATCCAGCCTCCACCTTGATTGGGTGGGTTTCCGTAGGTTTCGGTGAGTTGGTAGTAAATGGAGGCTGTCATTTAAGATTTCTAACGCTTATCCCTAATTTTTTGGCAGTTTGACTAAGTTTTTCAGTTTTATAAAAATAACTTGCTATTACATGCTTTGCATGTGTATCTGTCATTTGTATAGGTCTGCTAATGTATTTTTTTCCTGTTTTTGTATTAAATTTAAATTGTTCTTCAGGCTGTATATAGGTAATAAATGCAGACTCTACTTCATCAAGTTCTGACTTAGGAACACTAAGAAAAAATACCTCTTCAAAAGCATAATTTTTTTTATGATTATAAATCCTTACTGCTGGGTTTATGCTTTGACCTATATATACAACAGTTCCATTTTTGCATAAAAAATATATCCCAGTTCCGTAGTTAATTGCATTGATTTGAGCTAAATTTTCTATTTGGCTTAAACATAAAGGCGGTTTTTTGGTTAATTTATCGCCTTCTGTAACTAGCCTAATGTAGTCTGGGAACGCCCTGCCTTCTACGCGCTCAAGAATATTATTGGCTATCCATTTTTTTACCTCACTTTGAATAAATAAAGGAACTCCATTATCAATACTATAGTGAGGTATATATTTTGCTTCTGCAAGTTCCATTATTCTTTCTGCAGAAATACCTTTTATATTTAATTCGTGAGCTTCCTTTAAGCCGTCTGGTATTTTTTTTTCTTCATCGATTAATTGACTGTCGTTTAACATTTATAACCCCGTTTTTATAAAATTCTATATCTACTTAAGTTCTTTTGGTACGCACGAGCACTAAGCCTTTTCTTCATTAATGGCTTGACGTGATATTCAACGCATTCCACTATGTTTTTATATGCAATCTCAAGATTTTCTTCAATTTTTAATTTGTTTTCATTTGCTTTAAGTTCTTGTAATGCCGAAATACTACGGATAAGAAGAGTAATAGATTCGTCAATACCTCTATTGTCAGAGATTATTGAAACAATATTTTTGTATTGTTCTTGATAATACCTTTCTTGGTATTCTGTGTTGTTTTGTTTTTTATCATTTAAAACTGATTCACTATCATCTTCTTTTCCAAGATAACCACGTACAATATCAACATCCCACACAGATATATTTTCTGATAACTTTATAGGTCTTGGGAATTTTTCGTCATTAATAAGCCTATAAAGTTGTGCTTTTGAAATTCCTAAAAATCCGATTACATCTTTAGCCCTAACATATCCTTGAACGGGTAGTTCTATAAAATCTTTAGTATTTTTCATTTTTCAAACAACCAACATTTAACGGACTCGGTTAGAAACTGGCGTTGCTCGACCGGTACAAATTGCTGCCTAGCGTTATGTCTTGCCCTGATTGCGCTATGTACCGATTTTGGATTATCGCCGTCTTTAAATTTGTGGATACGGGATTCTTTGAGTAACCGCTTGAGTTCGGATATAGGCGGTATACGTTGATGGGCGCGGAAGGCTTTGTCTTCAAAATCATTCAGGTTGATAGCGAATATCCCGTTATCACAGGAATGATTGACTTGGAATTCTTCGGTGCCTTCGAGGTATTCCACCACTGACCAGAATTCCTCAATAATCGGGTGATCCTTGCCCAGTGAGGCTTCCTTAGTCTTTGCCATTTGGTTGACGTAGACCTGTGCGGCGTCTATGTCGTCTCGTGGTATGGGCAGGAATTCGGCTAGGGCGTCTAGCAGGGCTAATAGTTGGGCGTGGCATTTGCGCACGCGGTAATTGCGGATACCTAGCTTTTCGCCCATGTGCTGGTAATTGATGGCGTAGCTTTTGGTATAGGTTTCGAGAATTTCACTTTCTTTGATGATGGCATCGAAAAGAAAATAGCTGATGTCTTCTGATTCTAGGTGCTCGATATATTCGGCGGATTTATTGGTTAGATCGCTTAAGCCTTCCTTGGTGAATTCAAGATCCACTAGGCGTTCCTGAATGGCTTCTGAGGCGAGTACTTTGGCGTTTTGGACGATGACAATAGAGCCTATGAAATCGTCTTCTTTGGTGCGGTTAGTGTTGTCTTTGATGCCTCTGGAACCTATCGGGCCATGGTTGAAGGCGTTCTTGAGTACATCCCAGTCAAAGTTTTTATTGGGCCTGCCTGCCGGTGAGTTGACGTTCTCCCGGTCTGCTTCGGTGAAGACGACGGGGAAGGAGGATTGCCCCATGTTGCGGCGAAAGGCTGATGCGGTGGCTTTGGCGGGATCGAAGCCTTCATATTCGCTATCACCGTTGGAGACGCGACCGAATAGCTTCCACATCATCATGACTAGGGTTGATTTGCCGGTTCCGGGGGCGCCGGTCATCGAGAGGAAGGGGTAGCTTTTGTGGTGTTTGACGATCTGGCAGGAGTAGACCGAACCCAGCCAGTAGGCCAGCGTGACGAGGCCTTTAGCGCTAAATGCGGTGATTAGGTGCTTCAGCCAGTCTTGTGAATTCTTGCGCTTGTCGGTGGTGGGCTTGATAAGCATCAAGTCTTGCGGCGGCTTGATGGCGAGTTGCTTATCCAGTACGAAAAAGTCTTCTTTGTTGAGCGGGTAGAGCTTGCCTTTTTTGATGGCTACTTCGCTGAGCACATAGCATTCATGTTCCGGGACATAGCCTAGGTGGTCGATGGTTTCGACGGATTTTAGGTTTTCCGTCCAGAAAGGCAGGAGCTTTACCAATTGCTTTTGCGTGCCTGACCAGACCGCAGGGGCGGCCAGTAGCCGCTTCATGAATTCAGGGCTTGAGGCTATTTGGCCGTTGCTGAAAGTCATCTTCACTTCGCCGTCATTGGGTAAATCAATGCGGAAGTAAAACTGTACGTCTTCGGTCTTACGGCTCCATTGGTGATAGAGCGGGATGGGGTGGCAGTTGGCTATTTCAGTGGCGTGGCCGGTTTGCTTGAGGGCTTCCGCTTCGATCTTGTCGGCGGCAACCTCGCCACTTTCGGTTAGTTTCTCGACCGCCTTAAGGTAGGCGGCTAAATCTAGCGAGAACCAATACAGGCGGTTGGCGAAGTCGAGATGGAAGGCTGTCCATTCTTTTTTCTGGTAGATGAGGCGGGCTTTTTCTTGGACGTTGGGCGCAATCAGCAAAGCGCCTTGGTAGAGGTATTCCTCTAGGTGTTCGGGGCTGAGTTTTTCACGTTGATAGAGGTCATTCCAATCAAGCTTGCCTTGTCGGCCTTGGGGGATCGTCGCGGCTTTGCAGATCCAGCCTTCAGCCGTGGCCCTCGTTACCCATTGCTTGGTGAATTTCTTCCCGGCTTTGTCACCGTCCAAAGCCCAAACCAGTTCAGGACGGCCTTTGTCGATGGTGAGGCCTTTGAGATTGTCCAGCGCGGTGAACGGGTAGTGGTTGGCACAAAGGGACGTTGCGGCGGGAATGCCGGCGAGATTGAGGGCGATGCAATCGAAGATGCCTTCTACTATCCATAGCTCGTCTATTTGGGATAGGTCTAGGCCGGGAGGCGCCCACCAGTGGCCTTTGTATTCGCCGTGGATCGTGGCCTTGCGACTGCCAAAGCGCCAAGGTTGGTCGATGATGCGCTCAAAGTAGCCGACACCGGGGAGAAGGATTCTGACCGTGGCACTGCCGATGCCTTGCTTGTGGTCGTAGTAGCTTTCTTGCTTGTACCAGCCTTTGATCTTGGCAAGGTCAAAGCCCCTAGCATCGCGCATATAGGCATCGGCGGCGGCGTTGGGATTGGCCGGTGTGACGGGATGGCGCTCTGACCAACTATTAAAAAGGTCGTCGTATAACTCCTTAATGTGTGCTTCCCATCCGCAGTTATTGAGACGGTTACAGCGCACCATCCAAGGTGATTCAGCGAAGGCCCATAGGGTTTTTTGATTGCAACTAGGGCATTCGCCGTCTTTTAGCTTCCTTCCATCCGAGCTTTTCTTGAATTTGAATTCAGCCTCTAGGCGCTGAGTAACCGCGTGGTGTAATTCTCTGTTCATGGTGCTCATGCGGGTATTTCAGCCTTGCGCCGGTTGCCTTGCGGCAATTTGATGGTGGGATTAGGAGAGAGTGAGGGGCGGGACTCACCTTCAATGACCGTAGAGCCAAAAAAGATGGCTCCACATTGGGGGTTTGGGCAGACGGCATCCCAGAGACGCAAAACCGGCGTGAGTTTGGCGCTGTGCTTGGTATTGATGGGCGTCTCGCAATGGGGGCAGTTGATTTTCTGCCCTTGCTTACGGCTTTTAGGCGGCGGTGTGGGGATGTCTTCAGCAACCATGGCCAGCCCCTTAACCTTGAGCGGCTATTGTTCGGCCTTCCTTGGCTTCCTTGATTTCCGACCAGCGCACCAAGCAGCCATGGACATGAGCCACGTAATGGGACTCTTGCAGGGTTCCATCCTGAGTTAGGGTTCTGTGCATCATCCTGCCGCCTAGGGCATCGGTGGCTTCGCTGGGGGCCACTGAGATAATCGGCGGCTTGCCTTTTTCGGCGTAGTAGCCGAACACGTCCACACCTTGGCTTTCAAGGCTTTCAACGGCTTCGATGACTTGGCAGGTTATGTCATGCCAAAGCGGTTGCGTGGTGGCTGGAAGTTGGAAGTGATCCTCACGAGTGGGGATGAATACCCTTTCCCGCTTATAGCCAATGGCCTCAAGCATTTTTCTATTGGGAATGGCTAATCCCGTCATCGCCTTGGATAAAAAGTAATCGCCCACTTCAAAGAAGTCAGCGGCTTGTCGCTGAAATTTCCAGTTGGTTTTGACGTAGACCCGAAACAGTTTGCAGATCTCGTCTTGAGTGAGTATCGCGCCGGTGATCTTAGGCATGGGCGGTTTCCTGTTGGGGTTCTTCTGCTTTGAGCTTGAGCCATTGCTCGCCAGCATCTATCGCGGCGGCGGCGGTTTCGTGTTTGCCAGCGCCAAGCAATTTGCATCCGGCTGAATAGGGGTAGTAACCGAGGTCTAGGGCTTCCGGGTCAATATCGGTTTTGGCATAAATCCCTTGCTTCAAGAGCCATTTAGCCCGGTCTTGCTTGCTCATGAGGCCGAAGGCTGTTTGTTCTTCGTGGGTCATTGGGTGGGCGCCTTTTGTGGTTAGAATCGAAAGACAAAGCACTTGACCGAGTGGCCTGTAATGGCGCTGTATACGGCCTTGGTGCCTACAAAACGGGGGTTTTTGGATTGCTTCAACAGCGAAAAAAGGGCCGGTTTAGGCGGAAGGGTGACTTTCGCTTGACCGGCCAAACGGAGGAACGCTTTTACGTTGAGGCAGAACAATTGCTCAGGGCGGTGGGAGTGGTTTAGGCGCGTGGCTGGATTGGCGTCCATGGCGTTGATCGTTACCCAAAGCGACTGGACAGCCGGGCTTTCTTCCGGCGTGCTTGCGGCCATGCTGAAATCCTCGACCGGGGCTGCGGTGAGGCCTAACAGGCTGGAAATCTGGGCGTACTGGGCATGAAGCGCGGATTGGATGGCGGGGCTTTGCTCTGCACGTAGGCGGTCGATAAGTTGCAGGCGCAGGCCATGGGCCTTGAGCTGATCGGCATGTTTTAGCCTGCCGGATTGGCGCGGCGGGGTTTTGCCTTCGAGCACATCCAAGACCCAAACGCGGAAGGCTTTGGCCCTTTCGGTATTGGCCAGCATCGCCACGAGGTGGCAACCTCTGGGGCTGAAGATGCGTGTTACCTTTTCGCCTATGTTGGGGGTCAAATTGACCCCCATGTTTTCGCCTACCTTGACGGTCAAATTGACCGTCAAGCTCATTTCTTCGGTGAATTCGTCTTCGTTGCGGGCATGAAGGCGAGTGACCGCGCTTTCATCGGCATAGCCCAAGGCCATGGCGATTTGCGAACTCTTCAACCAAGGCACTCCGCGCCTTTCCACCACATCGAATTCGACGTTTTCAAACTTCAAGATTGCGTTTGTTTGGTTGTCGCTCATCTTTGAACCTATTTTTTGTTTACGTAAGAACGCTTACCAGGGGGAACTTTTGGGAATATTCACTTTAAACTTGACGATTTTTGGGCTAACTTCTGTACTAAATAACCGTTTTTTGGATTATGAGAACTTAACTTCTCTATGTCAACAGCAAAAGAGAGCTTTTTATCTCAATCTTCAGACCGTATTAAGGAAGAGCGCGTACGGCTTGGCCTCAGCCAGCTAGAAGCCGCTGATTTATGCGGCGTTAGCCGTGAGCAGTGGGGGAAATATGAGAGAGGGCAATCTGTACCAGGAGGAGAGGTTTTGTTCTCTTTCACTTCCATAGGTGCAGATGGCGGCTACATCTTGACCGGCATAAGAACGCCTTTGGTCGTGGGGGAAGGTGCAGCCCATTACGATCCACGCCGGGCGGCCATCATCGCCATGGTGGATAAACTAGACGGCGATGGCCTAGAACATGTTCAAGACGCTGCTGAGATGGCCCAACAGCTTCAAGAACTTAAGTACGAAGTGAAGGTGCTTAAAAACGAACGGAAGGCAGGGTAGAAAGATATGAGGACATCCAACCTAATCACATTGGCGCTTATAGCAATTTTGAGCGGATGCTCTGGCAAGGAAGGCCAAGAAGGCACCCAAGCTGCTATTGCATCGAAGCTAACTTTGACACCTGAAGCTGTTTTGTTTGAATTCAAGAGGGCGGGTATACCTATATCAACGGAAGTGATTTACACCGGTGAGACTGATACTAACCACTTGCTTGGGCGGCCTCATCAATACGTGGCTAAGGCTAACTGGGCTGACTCACGCTTGGAGCAAGCACCGGATGGGATGATCGGAGGAACCGTTGAAATCTTCAGTAATGCAGAGGATCTGCAAGCTCGTAAGCAATATGTCGATGAAATTGGCAAGGCCATGCCGATGCTAGTGCAGTACCAGTATCAAAAGGACTTGGTGCTTATTCGGCTCGATAAGGCTTTATCACCTGGCCAAGCAGCCGAATACGAGAAGGCATTGAACGCTATCAACTAATCATCCAAAGGCCTGCACCGGCAATTGCATTGGCGCAGGACAGATCTCTTCAATAGACCCATCCCGCCAACCAGAGCCTATCAGGCCAACGCCATCCGCTCTCCCACATCTGCCACCGCTGCCCATGGTGGTACTCGATCCCCACAAAACCCTCCAAATTCCCAAACCCCCACCAACGGCGCGCGCTCGTGACCCCGCCACGCCCGCAGGCTTTTAGGGGCTTGAGTTGGTCAAGTCGGCAAACGGCATCAATGCAAGTCAGAGCCTGTCCGTTACCCAGAGTACCCGCCATATTTTTTCGACTCGAAACCTTCCGCGTTGCGATTTCGGCTCCCACGTCATGATGTGTGTGCGCGTGTAGGGGGTAAAAAGCGCATGAAAAAAAATCTGGCGGTGGTCTAATAAACAGTAATAAAGGTAATATTCTTCTAAACTTCCTCTGTAAGCCACGAATACCAAGGCTTCCAGCATTTTTTCAAAAGGTAATATTTTGGTAAGATGGAGTCAGAAAATTACCTTTTCAAAAGGTAATATTTTGAAGACTTCACTTCGTTTGTTTTCAACAACTTGCAAACAGCATTACCTTTTTATTACCCCATATTACCCTTTAAAGGTAATATTATAAGTAGTTGATCGAGAAAGAGAAAAACGCACTTTTCGGCCTGATTTTCCAAAACATTACCGTTTCTCGCACCCACCCACCCCTTTTTTTTTATCGGATGGGGGTAGGTGCGGGGGTAGAGGGCAGGGCATAGGGTCTAAACCGGATGACTTCCTCCCCTACCCACTCGTTAACCCGCTCAAGCTTGCGCTGAATTGGCCCGATTTCATTGGCGGCGAAGATGAGCGCGGCCTTTTCCGCGTCGGAAAACCCGCCGGCATTTTGCGGAACGATCCCCATCAACTGAGGCGGGATGCGGTGCGCGGCCATTTCGTCTTGGCTGGACACGCTCTTGATGCTGAAAAACTCGTCTTTTGCCATCGCTTCAGATAGCGGGATGATCTGCACACCATCTTTCTTGCCGCCTGGGCAATATAAGAACAGGTTTTTGAAGTTCCCCCGCCCGCGTGATTGCTTCAGGGAATTCTTGATTGATTCAATGTCGGCACCATCCATGGCCGTATCTGAGACGTAGAACACATAGCCCGCGTGGGAGCCATTCAGATAGTATTTGAGACGGAAAAGCGTTGCGGCCTCATTCAGGAAGATCGAATTCAACGCAGCCAACCAATCCGGCAAGCCGTAAATGTCTTGGTTTACGTCGGCTTCCATTAAGTGAAAGATCGAATCCTGCCCGAACTGGTAAGAATCCTCGCTGACCAGCCCCATGGCCCCCATCTGATTGGCGATGTACCAGAAAGACGATAAATCCAAACCCCGCCGAACATACTTAGAAAGCGGCGCTTCAAGGCGCAACACATCCCCAAGCCGGTTATTTTTCCGCTCAAGGTAAGCATTCCCAAAGATCAAAAACTCATAGCAAAACCGGGAAAAATCAGCCCCTGACAGCAGCTTATGAGGAATGAACGTAGCTTCCAAAATGTTTCGCTTGCAGACGATAGCCGAGGAATGATGCACCCCGGCCCGCATGGTTCGCGCCAAACCATCCCACGATACGGGCGGCTCGTACCATTTGCCCATGGGTAGGCACTGTAAATAATCCATGAACCCCGACATTTCCATGACGGGTACCGCATCGCCAAAACTGAAGGCCTCCGCGCTTGATCCTTGCAGCACTTCACCCACCGGTGCGGACTCGACAAGATCCCGGCCAGACGAGCGGCCAAACAACGAACGCAAACGCGACCGAATACCCATTAGAAACTCTCCACAATGTTTTGATTGTTGCCTGTTTCGCCGTCCAGCGGTTCATTTATCAGGCAGTGCATAACAGCCCATGCCAATTCAGCATGGGAAATATCTTCAGAGCGTCCAGCGGCATAGGTCGATTGACGACCGGTTGAAACGCTCTTGATTGCCATGAATGACTCCATTAAATCCGTCCATCCCGCGTCAAACTCCAATCGGCCTTTACTCATCACATGGTGGCTTTTAATCACCATATGGTTTTTAGCTTCGACGCTATATTGAATACCGACCACACGCGGAAACCATTTCTTGACGAGCTGAAAGACCGAAGAACCCAAACCAGTAGAATCAATCCCTATATACCCAACGTGATACTTATCAGCGATGGATTTAATAAACTGATTTTGGGCCTCATAATCCAGCCCATAAAATTGATGTTTCTCGATAACGCGGAACTTACCCCCGCGCACCAACGGCGGCGCAACCACTACCAGCCCCGCGCTATCGCCAGTGTCTGCCGGGTCATACCCTATCCAAACTTCACGATTGCCTAATGGCCGCAAGGCGAACGGCTTGAAATCGCTCCACACTTCCCAGCTATCCACCATGCAGGCGAACACCAAGGCAAAGGGAAACGCGCTGGCTGAATCGTCAATGAACTGGCAAAGGTACTTGTTCGCGTATTCGGCGGGGCTTTTCGTCTTGCGGAGGAAATCCAAGTCAATCAGATCGAAGCCAAGGTCTACCGCATCTTCCACGGTGACAATCTGTCGCCACTGGTAATCCTCGCAAAGCCGACCATTCCTTAAGGCATCGTGTGAAATGTCCAGCTTGATATGGTCTTTCTTCGGCCTGCCTTCGTTGTAATGCCGTCCGCTCCAAAAGGCGTAAGCCTCATGGGTTAGGGCTGAAGGTGTGGAAAGGTAAGTCTGTCTCCATCTGGCATGGGTAGCCATCGCCGAGGCCACGCCCTGCAAGGCCTTGAACTTATGCACCCAGAAATATTCATCGAACTTGAAATTACCGTGATAGCTCTGAGCGGTCAGGGCATTAGTGCCCAGATAGTAAAGCGTGGGATCTTCGCCCAGGTCTTGGAGGGCGCATTGACGGGGAATAATGATGGGATCGCCGCGCAGCTCTATATCAGCGGCGCTTCTCGCAAACTGAATCACATACTGCTTAGCCACATGGGCTTGAGCCTTGGACGCTGACAACCAAATCTGATTGCGGCCTGTCTGGAGCGCATCATCAAGATCCTCATAGGCGAAAAACTGGGTCTTGCCGATTTGTCGAGAGCCAAGAATATTCCTGATTTTGTGCTGAAGCCCTGCTTCATACCAAACCCGCTGGTGTGGCTTCTGCCAATCCATAAAGGCTTCGTGCAGCCTTGCCACTTGTTCAGGTGAGAAATCATTCTTGACCGGTTTCTTCTTTGGCCCCGCGTTGCGGTTGGCCACCTTCGGATTCAAATCTGTTTCATTCCCGCCATTCATATAGCGAGCAATCCGGGCTTGCCGTTCCATCTGGCGGCCTAGCAAGTCGATTTCCTTATAGTCCTTCCCCTCCTTATCTTCTTTCGTAATCAGTTGGATTAAGCGGGCTTCGGTGACTGCTTCAACTCGTTCAATCGGGAGGTACTTATCCCAATTATCCCGCCGTTTCCAAGTGTTCAACGTATCGTAGGGAACCCCCAATAATTCAGACAAGCGAATCAATCTCCAGCCCTGCCAATATAAATCGCGGGCTTTTCGTCTTGGGTCTATGTGATCGGGGATTATGATTTCAGCCATGGTTATAGCATGGCGAAATATTTTGAAAAATAACCTAGTATATTGGCGATATGTGTAATAGTACAAAAAACAGGATTGATACCCTAACTAAATGCGGCAATCATGGCAGAAACTTTAAGAGGAAGTCCAATGGCAGCTAAAACCACAAAACCTATTCGAGTCGCAGCGGAAGGCCCCACCGTGGATGGTCGTACTATTACCGGTGAACAAATACAGCAAATGGCGAAAACCTATAACCCTGCCAAATTTGCCGCACGGATTTGGAATAACCACTTGCGCGGTATTCTTCCTGATTCTTTATTCGCCCCCATGGGCGATGTATTGAAATTGGAAGCCAAGCAATTCGACGCGGAAGGCGTTACCAAGTGGGGTTTATATGCCACGGTAAGCGCCTTGGATAACTTGCAGGCTATGTACCAAAAAGCGGCCAATCTGTTTTGGTCGATTGAGCTTGATTCCAATTTTGCCGGTTCCGGTATGGCTTATTTAGTTGGTCTGGCTCCCACTGATGACCCGGCAAGCCTCTGGACGGAACCGGCAAAATTCAGCACAAGCGGCGCGTTGGAAGCCTCGCGCCATGCTTACCCCGGAACCCTGTTTACTGCCGCAAGCAAGCCGGAAGGAAATCTTGAGTTCGAGGCAGACCCAGCGCCGCCCGTTGGCTCTGACCTGCTAGCCAAGATCAAAGGGCTATTTGCCAACAACAACGCCCAAACCTCAGACATTGCCAAGGCGGTGGAAGAATTCGCCGGTCAGGTGGTAGAAAAGTTCAAGGAAGTGGCGAGCGTTTCGCAGTTCAACGCCTTGCAAGCCACCGTAGATAGCCTGAAAAAAGAAGCTGAAGAAGACCGTCAAGCCTTCAAGGCTTTGGTTGAAAAGCTGGGCAATCAGGAAGCGCCGGGAAATACCGCTAGACCACCGGCAAGCGGTGGTAATCAAGGGCCTGTTTTAACGGATTGCTAGGCGCTCATTATTTAATTCCGGCTTACTGATTACAGGAACCCATCATGAAAAATTATACCCGCGTTCTTTTCAACGCTTATCTTGACCAGCTCGCCAAACTCAATGGTGTTCAAAGCGCAAAAGAAACCTTTTCCGCTACGCCATCGGTTCAGCAAACGCTAGAGACAAAGTTACAGCAATCCGTCCAGTTTTTGCAGCGCATCAACGTTATTGGCGTTGACCAGCCCCAAGGCGAAAAAATCGGCTTGGGGGTTTCTGGAACTATCGCTAGTACCACAAATACCGCGACTACCGATAGAGCGCCTGCTGATTTTTCAACGCTGGATACCAACGGCTATAACTGCCTGCAAATCAACTATGACACCGCGTTGAAATATAGCAAGCTGGATATTTGGGCCAAGTTCCCTGACTTTCAAACCAGAATCAGGAATGCAATCCTTGTCCGTCAAGCCCTTGACCGTATCACTATTGGTTTCAATGGGACTAGCCGTGCTGCTACCAGTAACCGAGGCACTAACCCCTTATTGCAGGACGTGGGTAAGGGATGGCTGCAAAAATACCGTGACAATGCCGCAGCCAGTGTCATGACCCATGGGGCTGTGGCAGGTTCTATACGAGTTGGAACGGCTGCTGGGAATGATTATAAAAACCTAGATGCGTTGGTTTATGACGCGGTAGGCTCATTGATCGGCGCACCGTATCAAGACGATACCGGCTTAGTCAATTTGGTAGGTAGGGGGCTTTTAGACGAAAAGTACTTCCCCATTATCAATGATAACCAGACTCCCTCTGAATCCTTGGCCGGTCAAATGATCGTTTCACAAAAATTGCTTGGTGGATTGCCCGCTATTCGCGTGCCTTATTTCCCCACGGGCAAAATCATGATTACCACGCTGGCTAATCTGTCCGTCTACTTCCAGAACGGGACTCGACGCCGAACGATTGTGGATAACGCCAAACGTGACCAGATCGAAAACTATGAATCATCCAATGATGATTGGGTAGTTGAAGATTACGAGGCCGGTTGCGTGTTGGAAAACATCGTCTTTACTTGGTAAGCAGCCATGACGCCCGCACAACGATTTAGAAGCAAGGCCTTGGCCGAACTGGAATCAATAGCCCTGGCAGAAGGCAACCCGCTTGCCAACGCGACCGGCTACGAACTGATTCTTGCCAAACTCCGCACTGACCAATTGCGGCTTAAGCAAGTGCAAGGCCTTGAACGTAAGGCGGAAGTAAAGCGGGAAATCCTCCCTGACTATGCGCCCTACATTGAAGGCGTGCTGGCCTCAGATGCTGGCGTACAAGATGAAGTCCTCACCACGCTGATGGTGTGGAGCATCGACGCTGTAGAGAATGAAACCGCGCTGAAAATTGCCGAGTACGCGATTAAGCACAAGCTGCTTTTGCCGGATCGCTACGAGCGCACGCTAGGCACCTTGATTGCCGAGGAATTCGCCGACATGGGGCTGAAGGCCTTCAATGCACAGCAACCCATCGACACCGATACCCTGTTGACCGTTGGCGACCTCGTGAAAGACGAGGACATGCCGGACGAAGTACGCGCCAAGCTGCATAAGGCGATTGGTTACGGCTTGCGTGAAACCTCGCCAGAGTCGGCTTTAATCCATCTTCGCCGAGCCTTGGAGCTTCACGACAAAGCCGGTGTGAAGAAGGACATCGAGCACCTTGAACGGCAATTACGAAATCAGGCGCCATCTGATGAACCTCATCTTCAAGGATGATTTTTTTATTTCGCCATTGACCCCCCAAGGCCATGGCTCCCGAGCGTACCCCGCGCACCAGACGGCGGGGAGGCCTACCGAATCTTTCAACCAGACTTCGTAACCGCCTCCCCCCACCGTCTACCCATTAAGGCCAGAGCATGACCGGATTTCTCGCCAGCGAACCAACCCCGCCCGAAACGCCCATCAATAGCGGCGCGTTCTGGCCTGAGATTGACCTAGCCGAATTGCGGGAGGCCATGCGGTTGGATGGCACTGTCACCCCTTCACGCTTGCGCATGGCGGCAATATCCAGCGTTGCTTCAGTCAATTCTCAGCTTCGTGAATGGCGGTTGCAAAACGAGTTAGACGGCTACGAAACCTTGGCGGAAGTACCAGCCGAAGAAATCGACGGTGAAAGCGCCCACCTCCACAGCTACCGGACGGCGGTTTACAACCTGACCGCAGCCATGGTGAATGAACGGACGGCAGATTTTGACAGCACGGATCTAGGCAGGCAGAAGGCCCAAGAACAGCTTCAAATCATCAACGATTTAAAGCGCGATGCAGGCCACGCGATTGCCGATATTCAGGGCAATCCGCGCCGCAATATCGAGTTGTATTGATGCTGTTAAGGGCCATGCAAAACGAATCGGTTGATGCCTTGTGCTACCGCCACTACGGCAGCACACAGGGGCAAGTTGAGCGGGTCTTGATCGCAAACCCCGGCCTTGCCGATTTTGGCGTCATCGTGCCAGAGGGAATGTTAGTGGACATGCCAGATAGTGTTTTATCCAGCACACAAAAACCGTTGATTAACTTATGGGACTAACCGTGGATATTGAACAGTTAAATAATAACGAAAATAGAAAATTTATGGCCGTCATGATAACCGGTTCATGGGGCGGCGCGATTGCCTATCTATTTCAAATGATGAATGACAGAAGACAGTTCAATTTATTGGGATTCTTCTTGCAGGTAGCTATATCCTGCTTTTCAGCTTGGATAGTATCCGGCTTGATTGATGATGTAGACCTATCGTCAAAAATAAAATCTAGCATATTAGGCATGGCTGGATTCCTTGGCCCGCAAACCATGACGCTGTTAAAGACTTGGTATTTTATGACCATGAATAAGTTCTTCAATATTCGGGACGATCCGGCAAAGTCATGAAAAAACCCGGAACCCTTAGAGATTGCTTAGCGGCTGAAGTACCGTATCTCAGGAAAAACCCTGACAAGCTTTCGCTGTTTATCACGGATGGCAGCATCCAAGCCACGATGGCAGGTACATCGGTTTCCTATGTGAACGCCTACACGTTGGAAATAGTGGTATTTGATTACGCAAAACCCAGTGAAACACTTTTTGCACCGATATTAGAATGGTTGAAAACTAATCAACCTGAAATGTTATTGAATACTAACTTAATGGAAAAAGGCTTCAAGTTTGAAGCCGAATTATTGAATAACCAATCCGCCGATATTGTTATCAAACTGGCATTGACTGAGCGGGTGATTATGAGCGTGGAGGACGGCGTGAGGCACGCGGTTTATGCCGACGAACCCCCCATTTTTGTCTGATGGACGCGCTAACCGCCGAACTCGACCGCTGGCTCTATGCGCTCTCACCATCGGCACGCCTGGTACTGGCAAGGGACATCGCCAAGAGCCTAGCCGCAAGCCAACGGGCGCGGATTGCCTCCCAGCGTAACCCGGACGGAAGCGCCTATGTCCCTCGCAAGACCCAAGCAAAAACCAAGGCCGGAAGCATCAAGCGCGGGGCCATGTTCAAAAAGCTTGGCACGGCGCGATACATGAGGGCCACCAGCACGGCGGATGCCGTGACGATTAGTTTTGTGGGCCATGTTCAGCGCATGGCCCAAGTCCACCAGTTTGGCTGGAAAGACAGCGTGTTCAACGAAGGCCGCAAAGGCCCCACCGTGAAATATGCCGCCCGCGAACTGCTAGGCATCACCGAGCAGGAACGCGAAACCCTAACCGATTTAATCTTGCGACACTTGACCGCCTAAGCCATGGATCACACACCAGACCAAGCCAGACGGCTTGAAAGCCTAATCCGCACCGGCACCGTTGAGGAAATCGACGGCGGCCAGGTGCGGATTCGTTCGGGCGGGATTCTGTCCGACTGGCGGCCATGGCCTGGGAAAAGTGCCGGCAAAGTGAAAGAGTGGGTTCCCCCCGTCATTGGTGAACAAGTGGCCTTGCTGTCACCCAGTGGCGAAACCGGCAACGCTTTGTTGCTGACCGGTATCTTCTCTGAGGCGAACGCTTCACCCAGCACAGATGGCGAAACCCACTTGCGCACCTACGCGGGCGGCGCGGCCATTGGCTTCAACATGCAAACCGGCGCTCTCACGGCAAGCGGAATCACCAGCGCATCTATCCAAGCTAGCGACTCTTGCTCAATTGATTGTCCTGAAGTCTCGACAACCGGAAACCTAACCGTAGGCGGGACGCTGACCGTAACCGGCGCGGCCACCCTATCCGACGCCTTGACCGTCCAAGGCCTTGCTACCTTCAACGGTGGAACGCTGGGGGATAGGGTATGAAATATCTAGGCCTGCATCGCTCGAATGGACGCGCTGTCTCTGATTTGGATCATCTACGCCAATCCATCAATGACATTCTCATGACCCCCATCGGGACACGTCTTGAGCGGCGTGACTACGGCAGCGACTTTACCAGCCTGATAGACCAGCCCTTCAACGCCACTACGCGCCTACAGGCCATGGCCGTTATCGTCATGGCGCTGGCGAAGTGGGAGCCGCGTATCCAAATCACCGCGCTAGAAATCACGCTGGGGGATGCCCCCGGCCAATTCCTGTTAAAGCTGGACGTGCTGATTATCGAAGCGGGGATTTCCAGCGAATCAACCGAGTACACCGCCACGGCAACCCCCACGGGAACAGGCTTGGACGAAGGCGGCGCAGGGGCTTTCTATGACGTGGACGTGATCGACGGCGGCAACGCGGCAACGATCTACGTGGGCCTGTCTCTCGACGGCGGCAACGCCTTAAGCCTGTATTGAGGGAGCCATGACAGACACCTACCACCACGGCGCAACGATTCGGGAGATTAACGACGGCTGGCAAAATCCGCCCCCGCTGACCACTCCGACAATCAACGAAGGCCGAGCCAATGCGGTTTACACCTCAGACCCGTTAGACGGCGGCAACGCGGCAACGGTCTATACGGTTGCACCCATTGACGGCGGCAACGCGGGGAGTTGCTTCTAATTATGCTGGATCTCTCCCAACTGGCTAAGCCTGCTGTCATCGAGGCATTGGACTTCGAGTCCATCCTAGCCGACCGCAAAGCCTACCTAGTCTCACTGTTTGAGCCATCGCAGCAATCGGCGGTAGCAGCAGCTTTGGCGCTGGAAAGCGAACCCATGGCCAAGCTCTTGGAAGAGAACACCTACCGGGAGTTATTGCTACGGCAGCGGGTGAACGAAGCGTGCTATGCCACGATGCTCGCCTATGCCACGGGCACAGACTTAGACCATGTGGCGGCTCGCTGGGAGGTTGAACGGCTGACCGTACAAGAAGGCGACCCGGAAGCGGTTCCGCCCGTACCGACGATCATGGAAAGCGATGAACGCTTGCGCTATCGCACCCAATTGGCGATGGAGGGGCTTTCTGTCGCGGGGCCTCGCGGAGCCTATGAATTTCATGCGCTCTCAGCATCGGCCCGCGTGTTGGATGCCAAAGTCGCGGGGCCTGATGACCTGGATAGCATCCCGCCTGGAACGGTGCGGATCTATCTGACCTCTACCGATAACGCCAATGTTCCAGACACCACACTCAGGGCCACGGTGGCGAATTACTTAAGCGCGGATACGCGCCGCCCCCTGGGTGACACGGTGCAAGTGTTACCCGCTGAAATCATCGATTACACCGTGAACGCCACGCTGACCCTGTATCCCGGCCCCAGTGAAGGCCTGGTACTCGAAACAGCGCGAACCGATACCGAAAAACTGGTAGCCAGCCTGTTTAAGATCGGCTACGACGTGAACCTATCGGCTTTGTTCGGCAAGCTGAGTGCCCCCGGCGTCCAGCGCGTGGCGCTGGCTAGCCCCTCCGCTGATTTGGTCATGGGCATTAACCAAGCGGCCCGCTGTACATCGGTCACTATCACGATAGGGGGGCGCAATGTCTGAAAACCTTCTACCCCCATCCTCGACCGCGCTGGAACGCAACCTCACCAAGGCCTTGGCCAAGGCCGAAGATTTGCCGGTTCCCGTGCGAGACATTCACGACCCGGACGCCTGCCCGCTGGCGCTCCTGCCTTATCTGGCGTGGGCCTATTCGGTCGATGAATGGGACGATTCATGGCCGGAACATCTGAAGCGGCAAGCGGTGAAAGATGCGCTGTTGTTGCATCGGCGCAAGGGTACGGTATGGGCGGTGAAGCGCATCATCGGCAATCAAGGCTTCGTGTTGCGGCGATTGATAGAGCATTCGGGGCGTTTTGCGCTCAATGGCACCACGCCCTTGCGGGGATGGTTTGCGCTGGGTTGGCCGTTGGGCGCGTTCTGCTATCGCATTGTTGTTCAAAATCGCAACCTGACCGCAGCCCAGCTTGATTCCTTGCGGCGGGCACTTCACGAAGTCGCACCCGCCCGTGAAAAACTCATGGGGATTCACTTTGAAAACCTGCCTATTCCATTGAACGGCAAAGCCAGACTAGACGGCACTTATAGACTTGGAGGGGGTTACGCATGACGGCTTACACGCTGCCTGATGATGATGTTGCATTTACCGAAACGCCGGAATGGGAACCGAAAATCTACCTTGCGCCGCAAGCGGCTTTCGCGGTGGGCGATGCCTACACCACGCCTGAAAACCTTGATTCAGATAGCAATAACCCGGTGGGTAATTACAACCTACCCCACCAACAACATGCTAAGCGGGCGCAATATTTAAAGGCCAAAACCACAGCCCTAGAGTCCATCAACGCAAGCACAACGGTTACGGTATTTTCCACAGCCGGAAGCCATACGTTCACCCCCAGCGTTACCCGTGCCTATACCATCTCATTAGCGGGCGGCGGGGCTGGTGGTAGTGGCGGTGCGTTAGGTGGGGCTGGCAGTGGCGGCGGCACAACCAAGGGGAAACTACTACTAACAGCCGGTACGAATTACACGGTGGTCATAGGTGCGGGTGGGGCTGGATCTAATGGAGGCACTTCCGGCGCGGGCGGAACATCTACTTTTGCCAGTTCATTAACGGCAACAGGGGGAGCATCAACCCCAGCAGGTAGCCAACCCGGCGCACCCGGCATAGGTAGCGGTGGGTATCTAAATTTACGCGGTGGACGCGGGCAAGATGCGAACACCGGCCCCGAGGATTGCCACGGAGGCGACTGTCCTTTATTTGGGTTAGGCGGCGACGGCAACGGCAACACACCGGCAGGCCCCGGCGCGGGTGGAGGTGCGGGATCTACTAGCGGCATCGGGTATGCCGGTGGCGATGGAATTTGTGTAATTGAATAATCAATAAAGGTAAAAATCATGCCAGCAGATTACCACCACGGCGTAAGAGTCGTAGAAATCAACAACGGTGTGCGGCCCATCCGCACCATTGAAACCGCCATTATTGGCCTAGTCGCCACGGCCCCGGCAGCGGACGCGGTTGAGTTCCCGCTCAATACCCCGGTTTTAGTGACCAACCCACAAAACGCCATCGGCGATGTGGGAACCACGGGCACGCTAGCTGCTGCGCTGAAAGGTATCAGCACGCAAGCTAACGCGGTAACAGTCGTGGTGCGAGTCGAACCGGGCGCAGACGATGCTGAAACCACCTCCAACGTGATCGGAACCACCACGGCGGGCGGCATGAAAACCGGCCTTCAAGCCTTGCTCGCGGCTCAAGCCCAGCTATCCATCAAGCCTCGCATCATCGGCGTGCCTGGACTTGATAATCAGGAAGTCGCCACCGAGCTTGCCAGCATCGCCCAAAAACTTAGGGCGTTTGCTTATGTATCGGCCCATGGCTGTGCAACCAAGGAAGCGGCGGTAGCCTATCGGGATGAATTCGGCTCGCGTGAACTGATGGTGATCTGGCCTGATTTCAAAGCATGGGATACCACCACATCAAGCACCATCGCCGTTCCCGCTGTTGCACGTGCATTGGGCCTTCGGTCAAAGATTGATAACCAGATCGGCTGGCATAAGACCCTTTCAAACGTGGAAGTGTTGGGCGTGACGGGTATCACCAAAGACGTGTGGTGGGATCTGCAAGATACCACCTGTGATACCGATTACCTGAATAGCCACGAAGTCACCACGCTGATTAACCACAAGGGCTATCGCTTATGGGGTTCCAGAACATGCAGCGAAGATCCTCTATTCGCTTTCGAGAACTACACCCGTACCGCTCAAGTGCTCGCGGATACCATGGCCGAAGCGCACTTCTGGGCAATCGACAAGCCCCTATCCCCCGCGCTCGTCAAAGACATCTTGAACGGGATCAAGGCCAAGCTTCGAGAGTTGGTCAATCTGGGGTACTTGATTGGCGGCGATGCCTGGTATGACGACACCATCAACACGCCTACCACCCTCACAGAAGGCAAGCTGTACATCGATTACGACTACACGCCGGTTCCGCCGTTGGAAAACCTGCTGTTTCAGCAGCGGATAACCGACCGGTATTTGATGGACTTCGCCTCACAAATCAACGCGGCTTAATCGGAGACTACGGCCATGGCATTACCCAGAGCTTTGAAAAACTTCAATGTACGACACCAGGGCATTTCCCACCTTGGCGAAGTGCAGGAAATCAGCCTCCCTAAGCTGGCGCGTAAACTCGAAAAGTTCCGGGGCGGCGGCATGTTGGGGGAGGTTGAAATCGACCTTGGCCAAGAAAGCCTTGAGATGGAATCGACCTATGCCGGTTACATGCGCAGCATCCTAGCCGAGTACGGGATCTTCACATTGTCCGGCGTCATGACCAGCTTTCACGGTGCCTATCAACGTGACGACACCGGCGAAGTGGATAGCGTGGACATCATCACGCTAGGGCGGCATGTGGAAATCGACCGAGGCAAGGCGCAAGCCGGTGACAAGACCGAATTCAAGGTTAAAACCGCGCTGACCTATTACTACGAAGTGGTTAACGGCTTTCCTTTGATCGAGATTGACATGGTAAACGGCGTGTTCAATGTCGCGGGTGTGCCGGTCAATGCCGCGATTAGAAACGCGCTGAACCTCTAACCATGGCGACCAAACTACCCAAGGCTTACGCATGGCTCGAAAAAGAGCCTGCCCCCCGCATGTTGCTGGAAGCTCTGAAGCTTGTAGGAACCAAAGAAACCAAGGGCAATGCCAATAACCCGGCCATTTTGGCATGGGCTAGGGAATGTGGGATTAAGGGATATGGTGAGGACTCGATCCCATGGTGTGGCCTGTTCGTGGCTGTTTGCGCGAAACGGGCAGGAAAGCCTATTCCTTCAACGCCATTATGGGCTAGATCGTGGAGGGACTGGGGCAATGGCTCAAGTACCCCGCAATTGGGGGATGTGTTGGTATTTTCTCGTGACGGCGGCGGCCATGTTGGGCTTTATGTCGGTGAAGACTCGACCGCATACCACGTGCTGGGGGGAAACCAAGGCGATGAAGTCAATATTAAGCGAGTCGCCAAGGATCGCCTAATCGCCGCACGAAACCTCTACCAAATAACCACGCCCGACAATATCCGCAGAATCCATCTATCTGGATCTGGAACGTTATCAACCAATGAGGCCTGACATGGATCAAAAATCAACTATCACCCTACAAACGCCTATTAAGCGCGGCGATAACGAGCTTGTTTCTATCGATGTGAACAAGCCCAATACAGGAAGCCTCAGAGGCGTCAATCTGTTTGACTTGCTGCAAGGCAACACGGATGCCCTGATTAAGGTTATCCCCCGTGTGACCACGCCTGCCCTGACCGAGCAAGAAGCCAACCGGCTAGACCCAGCCGACACGCTCAAGTTCGCCACTGAGATAGTCGGTTTTTTAGTGCCGACATCGGCAAGGGAGGAAAGCTCCCCCGCCGAGTAGAAGACTGTATGGCCGATATTGCGGCCATATTCCATTGGCCCCCAACCGACATGGACGGCTGGGGGCTTGCTGAATTGATGGACTGGCGAGAACAAGCGCGGCTAAGAAGCGGAGTAGACGAGTAATGGCAGACAAACTTAAGCTTGAAGTGCTGTTGCAAGCTATCGACAAGGCCACCGCGCCTTTTAAGTCCGTGCAGAGCCAAAGCAAAAAGCTGGCTGAAAACGTCAAGAAGGCCAAGCTTGAACTTAAGGATCTGCAAGCTAAATTAGACGCGGCCGGCAAGTCGTCTGGCAAGTACGGCGCGGCCTCCGAAGCCTTGAAGGTTAAGGTTGCCGGTGCTACCGCAGCCTTGCGGCAAGAAGAAGCTGCCCTCACCAAACTCAACGCCCGCCTAAAGCAAATCAACCAAGCCCAGGCTGATTACCGGCGCGGCATGAACGCCCGTGGAAGGATGCAAGGCGCTGGCATGTCGATGCTCGCGGGCGGGGCTGTCGCAGGTGCGGCGGCGGCGCGGCCCGTGATCGACTACGCACAAGCCGAGGACTCAGCCACCCAGCTTAAGGCCGCGATGATGCGGGCGGGCGGCGTGGTGGGGCCTGAGTTCGACAAGATCGATGCCCTAGCCGAGCGGCTAGGCAACAAACTCCCGGGCACAACCGCCGAACTCACTGACATGATGACCATGCTACAGCGGCAAGGCTTGAGCGCGGCCAATATCTTGGGGGGCACCGGTGAGGCTACGGCCTTTTTGGGCGTCCAGCTGAAGATGGCCTACACCGAGGCGGCGGAATTTGCGGCCAAGATGCAAGATGCTACAAGGACAACAGAGAAAGATATGATGGGGTTAATGGATACTATCCAGAAATCATTTTATCTAGGCGTTGATAGCGGAAATATGCTCCAAGGATTCGCCAAGATTTCACCAGCATTATCAATAATAAAAAAAGAAGGGTTAGAAGCTGCAAAGATGATAGCTCCATTACTTGTTATGGCTGACCAATCAGGCATGGCAGGAGAGGCAGCAGGTAATGCCTATAGAAAAATATTTCAGTCTGCTATGAATGCAGATAGTAAATTAACAAAAGCAAATCTAGGAGTTGGCTTAAAGGTTGATTTTACAAATGGAAAAGGAGAATTCGGCGGACTAGATAAAATGTTTTCCCAGTTCACTAAGCTTAAGAAATTAAATACTCAAGATAGAGTATGGTGGATGAAGACGGCTTTTGGCGACGATGCGGAAACACTACAAGCATTAAATTTGATTATTGATAAAGGCAAGGCCGGTTATCAAGAAATCCAAGCCAAAATGCAGGCGCAAGCCTCGCTTCAAGAGCGCGTCAATTCACAGCTTGGCACACTGAAAAACCTCTGGGAAGCCGCTACGGGAACCTTCACGAATGCCTTGGTGGCCGTGGGCGAATCGGTAGGCCCTGAAGTCAAATCCATCGTGACCTGGCTAGGCGATGTAGCCGCCAAGGCGCAAGCATGGGCCAAAGCCAACCCCGGCCTATCCTCTGCCATCCTGAAGACCGTGGCAGCGGTGGGCGCGTTGCTGGCTGTTTTGGGCGGCATTAGCCTTGTGCTTGCCACCATCATGGGGCCTATGCTGATTATCCGGCTGGGATTCGCCATGCTGGGGCCTACCCTCGCTAGCCTGTCTGGCATTCTTGGCGGCGTATTCAGCGGGGCATTAGGCATCGCCAAGTTTGCCATCCTTGGGGTAGGGCGTGCCTTGTTGACGATGGCGAGCATGGCCATGGCTCACCCGTTGATTGCCCTGATTGCCCTAGTTGCGGCGGGGGCCATTCTCATTTATCGCAACTGGGACACGCTAGGGCCAAAATTCGCGGCGTTGTGGAGTCGCATCCATAGCGCCATGGTTGCCAAGTGGACAGCCATTATGGCTTGGTTCACTGGCCTGAAAGAACGCTTCATGCTAATTGGTGGGCAGATCATCGACGGCCTAATCCAAGGCATCAACGCCAAGTGGGAGGCAGCGAAAGCGCGTCTTTCGGCGATAGCGGCCAGCATCGCCAACACGGTGAAGGGTACGCTAGGCATCCAATCCCCAAGCCGGGTCTTTATGCAGATCGGCGGCTACACCATGGAAGGCCTAGCCCTTGGCCTCAATCGCTCTCAGTCCGCCCCCCTATCCGCAGCGAAAGGCATCACCCGCCGCTTGGCTGGCATGGGCGCTGGCTTGGCCTTGGCGTCCAGCCCCGCCTTAGCCTACACACCCGACACCCGCGCACCTATAAGCGCATCGAGCACCGCCATCGGCGGCGGCTCACTGTCTGTCACGGTCAATGTTTATGCAGCGGCGGGGCAGTCCGAACAATCCATCGCCAAACAAGTAGCGGCAGAATTCGAGCGCATCCAGCGGCAACAAGCGGCCCGTGGGCGGGCTAGGCTTTCAGACCGCGACTAATTTAAACCCTATTGAGTAGAGACAGGACATGGCAACCGCAATCAAAAACCGGCGTGATACCGCAGCCAATTGGACAGCTATCAACCCCATCCCCTTGGAAGGGCAACTTTGTATTGAAAACGATGCTGGGGCATTTCGGCTTAAAGTAGGCGACGGTGTTACCCCATGGAATGATTTGGATTATCTCGATATTGGCGGGGCCAATGAAACAGCCGAATCCATACTTGCCAAGTTGCTACTAGTGGACGGGGCAGGTAGCGGCCTTGATGCGGATAAGTTGGACGGGCAAAGCAGCCAATACTATGAAGACTTGGCTTTAAAAGGGGCTTTGATTGACATCACCAAAAAGCCTTATTTTGCATCGCCTATTAAAACCGGCGCTGAAAACTTTGCGGCTATCACAGCGGCGGCGGCTTATTGCAAAAACACAAGAAATACCTTGTACATACCAGATGGTACTTTTCCTGTTAATGAACAGCTTGATTTGACAGAAATACGATATATTGAAGGTAGGGGAATCTTATCTTTCACGTCTGGAACGCATGGCGTGATTGTCGGGACAATGGATACCTCTGACCCTATTATGAGAACTATCGGTGGAAAAATAAAGCTGACCGTATGGGGAAATGGTACTGAAGGAAGCATCGGAATAACCGAAAAATCAGCGGCAGGATGGCAGACTGATTACGAAGTATTGAGTTTCGACACTACTGTTAAAAACCAAACGAATGGACAGTATAACGGCTACAACCTACAGGTTCACGGACACTATGTAGGCGGAACCTACGGCCAGCATGTTGAAGTAGGAGAAGCTTGGTATAACCAAAATGTAATGATTGCGACTCCCCATCTACATAACTGCTTAACTGGGATTTTTTTAGACAACCCAAGCCCGACTGGCATTAAGCAGGCGGATGATAATCTCTGGCTATTCCCTTGCCTTGAAGGAAGCACAACAAGTCCCATGCGAATCAACGGCGGCATGGGGAACATCATGTGGCTACCAAGAATTGAGGCTTGCGGGCCTTTCATATTTGAAGGTAAAGCCGCTCACAACCATGTAATCCTTCGCCCTCATGATTTTATGTGGCCCACTGGCGTTACCTACGCCTATACGCCTAGTGATTGGCCTAATTTTGTATACAAAAACACAGGGCTTGAGTTTGACGAAGTTATAAACCTCACTTACGAGGATTTTATACATCTAAGCGCTACGGCAAACCGGCATTACGCTTGCACTAAAAACGTAACCGATAGCAATACCGGTAAAACGTTTTTTGATTACATGTCAGTATCGGAGTCGCACAAATCTTTCACACCGGGAACTGGCTCAAATGATAGCTTGTGGATCGATATTCCCGTCAACCTGCATGACATATTCATTGTTGATTTCATTTTATACAACGAATCAGCGTTAGCTTCTGGGGATGAGTTAGGGTCAATAATCGCTTTAGATGCCAGTAAAACCCCATTGGCTAATATAGTGAGTGGGGCTTCTTATTTGTGCGCGTCGCCGCGTTTTGATTGGGGCGGTTCTTCTGCTAGCGGAAATACTTTAGTTGTTTATAACTGGGTCAGTAATTTATTTTCAACATTCAAGGTTTCCCGTTCTGAGGTTAAATATATACGGATTTTAGGAAAATTTGGGATTGAATACGTCAATATAAAAGTCAGGAAAGTACGGGACTTTTTTTCATCGCGTACCGTTCCAAAGCCTGTCGGATTTGACAATCACCACGTTCTTACCTTTGCTGATGAAACTGTTACATTGCCGATTTATGTGGGGCAAGCTGGCATCAAGCAAACTGATAATTCTGTCTGGATGGGGGTTTGCTCTACCGCTGGTGTGTTTAGTTGGAAGCGGGTTGATAATGTTACCAGTGCATCTGGATTATCCACCAAGTACCAGACTACCAGTTCTTCCGGCTATTATTTCGATGATGGAACGTTGGAATTTGTGTTTGATTTGGCTAGTGTTGATACTAGCTCTCCTAATTATATCCAGTTTTCGAATCCATCTATCAAAGATGGGGATATTATTAGCGTCCGGTTTGGCGGGACGATTACCGCAGGCAATCCGGTGTTTAATGATTTGCATTTTGCCTCTGCCTTTTCGTCGGGCTGGGTTACGTCCAACGTGTTAGGTGCGCCGTCCGGTCAGTTCCTGTCTGGGCAGACAGTGCAGTTCTTGTATACGACCACCCATCCCTCGTTCCCGTCCGGCTGCTGGATATGTCTAGGCGTGGTTGATGTGAGTTCTTGGCGGTCATATCGGGCTGTTGCTGATGGGTTGGCACCGTTGGATAGCTATAGCAGGCTTCCCAAGGCCAATTCTAATGTGCCGTTTTTGTATCGAGATACCACGGCGGGCAATATCCAGCCGACCGCAGATAATATGGATGTGTTATTGGTAGACCCTGCAACGCCGTTGGCTGGCAGTCCGTACTATATCCAATTGCCACAAAACCCCGTAGATGGGCAATTGGCGGAGGTCGTATACGGCGGTTCTGTCGCTTTTGGCAAGTCAATGACGGCCAGCGCGTCTAACTATTTGAGTTATGCTTCCGGCTTTAGTGGTAGCTGGATAACCTCGAATATCTTCAATGTGCCGGAAGCCTACGGTGGGGCAAATAATGCGTTTATACCAATGTCTGGCGATAGGCATTTACTGCGTTATCAGACTGGTGGTACTCCTGGATGGTATTTTCTACCATGTTCTATTATCAATAAAGGGGTTAAACGAGAAACTACCGGAGTGGTTAATGGCGGCGGCGTCAATGTCAGTACGATTACTTATAAAACATTGGTGCTTGATCCTGCTAGCGGAACGCCTGTTGGGACGTATAACGTAAATTTAGTGGATGCCAGCCCCAAAGACGGCGATACGTTGAAAATTTTAGGCGGGGGCACAGTGACAAGCGGGGATATTGTCACTGCTGTAACTGTGACGCCGACCGCTGGCGCGTTAGTGCCGTCTGGCACGTTTGCCGTGACGGTGGGAACGGCAGTCACGCTGACCTACAGCGCCGCCGCTAACAAGTGGTACAGAACCTGAGTTCATTCAATCATGCTGTCATTGGGTCTTTTCATCTTCAATCTGAAAACCGCGCCTTTCCAAGAATTTCAGCGGCAACAAGGTTGGAGGCATCCGGCAAACAGCCGGGTGAACCTCCGCCCCGCGCATCAATTCTTAGGGCAGGATGAAGAAACCATCACGCTTTCCGGCGTGCTCTTCCCAGAGTTAACCGGCGGGCCTATGCACCTGGGGCAACTCACCAGCATGGCGAATAGCGGGCAATCGTTCCCGCTTATTTCCGGCGTTGGCATTGTCTACGGCTTCTATGTGATCGAGGGGCTAGCCGAGACGCGAACCATTTTCTTTGAAGATGGCACGGCGCGAAGGATTGAATTCACCCTTAACCTAAAACGGGTAGACGATCCCCCCAAGCCTACGCCTAGGCAGCAATCTAGCCAGAATGAACCGGGCTGGCAGATTATTCGCGGCGGTGTGCAACCAAGCACCGGACAGGCCGCGACACCTGCCGATATTCCTGCCGGCAAAACCCCTTCCACGGTTCCCACCGACCCCAATTGGCGCATTCAATACGACGGGGCGCGTAAGATCTCATGATGCAACCCACATCGGCCTTTCGGTTGTCGGTTGGCGGCGTGGACATTACCCCCATCGCTCAAGATCGGCTCGAAATTCTCACTCTAACCGACAACCGAGGCCTTGAGGCTGACCAACTGGACATCACACTGTCCGACCATGACGGCAAGCTAGACTTACCCAAGAAAGGGGTAACGATTGCGCTAAGTCTGGGCTGGGTAGGACAGGAGCTAATCGACAAAGGCACGTTCATTGTTGATTCGGTCGAGCATTCAGGCGCACCGGACAAACTCCAGATCCGCGCCACCTCCGCAGACATGCACAAAGGCTTGGTAGAGAAGAAGGAAAACAGCTTCCACGGCAAGACCTTTGGCGACATCGCCAAGCATGTAGCCGAGTCGCAAGGTTTGACACCAGTTATTTCGGCGGCGCTGGCCAGCGAGACGCTAGACCACGTAGACCAAACCGGGGAGAGTGACGCGAACCTTCTAACGCGCCTTGCTGAAATGCTGGGGGCGGTTGTGACAGTGAAAGCAGGCCGCTTGCTGGTGTTCAAACCGGGGGAAGCGGTCAGTGCAACGGGCAAGCCTTTGCCTGAATGCGTGATAGTCCGCAGCGTAGGCGACAATCACCGCTTTACCGTGAGTGACCGCGACAACTACGAACAAGTAGAAGCCACTTACCAAGATACCCACACAGCAACCAAAGGCAGCGTGATTGTTGACGCGCCGCAGACTGAAGCCGACTTTGACACCCCCACACCCGGCAAGCGGGTACTCAGGCATCAATACGCGAACCGAAGGAATGCCGAGCGGGCGGCAAAGGCCGCGATGCACAAGCAAAAGCGCGATGTTGCTGAGTTCTCAATTACCCTAGCCTTGGCCCGTCCAGAGCTTTTCCCAGAGATACCGGCAACGGTGCAAGGCTTTAAGCCTGCTATCGACTCAACACAATGGATAATTTCCAAGGCCACGCATACCCTTGATGCTTCAAGCGGGTTCACCACCTTGCTTGAATTGGAGATGAAGACGGCATAAAAAAGGGGCGCACACTGCGCCCCTTTTTCGTTACAGGCAACAGTTTTCTAATCGGTCAATCACCCCCCTAAGTTTTTCATATTGCGGCGATAGCAAGCTCCCCAAGCCACCGCCGTTCAATGATTTAGCATGGGCGGCCTCGAACAGAATCAGCAGCATCGACAACGCCTCTGATACCGCGTTGGCATCGTTGATAATCTCCGCTAGTTCGCGGAAATCGGCTAGCGTATCGGCCAATTCGGTCAATTGATCGTCAAAACCCGACGCCTTCAGTAGTTCATTGTTGGAACCATGCAGGCGGGATAGATTGGAATGGATGGATTGCAAGCGCTGGATAGGGTTAAGTCTGGATTGCGCGGCCATGTCAAACCCCTCCCGCCAATAGCTCACGTTCAAACAGCCAGCACTTTACCGACGATGGCAGCGGATTTTCACGACTACCCGTGGCATTCAGGCGGATATTCAGCACGCTATGAACGGTATTGATGCCGGTGAACGTCGGCGATACGCTCAGCTTTAGCACGCGCCGGTATTCCACCAAATGCGGGATCTTGATCTTTGAAGCCTCGCAGGCCTTGCCGAACTGAATCAGGTTCACCGCAATCAAGCGTGAATCGTGCGCATGGTTCAGCGTGTGATCGCCGTCCAAGTCTTCGTAAATATCCCAGAACTCAGCAACCAAGGCGGGGATGGGTTCAGGCACATGGGAAAAGCCAATCCGGCTAATGTCCGGTGTGGAAAGCCCAAGTACCTTGGAAACATGGTCAAGCTGCTGGTGTATCGCCGCGCGTATGTCAGGATTCCGTTCCTGCACTAGCTTTTCCATCAAAGTCAGACGAACTTTATGGGCTGATAGTTGTTGGGTGAGATTAGGCTTTTTGACCTTGGGGCTTTCGGCATAGCCCTTGGTCCAATAATTCCACAACACATCATCGCATTCGTTTTGATAGCGAATGATCTTATCGCGCAGTTCCGGGGCCACCTTGTTGGGGTTGATGGAATAGAGCCAGGCGGGAAACTTGCGAAGCGGCAAACAGGTCATTTCGCGCTGTTTTCCATCTTCTGCAACTGTTCGGATTTCCCGAACAGTTGAACTGAATTTCTCATTCAACTTTTCGGTTTGGCCATGCCAAGATAAACCCATGTTAGATACGATGGGACGCATGGCAACAAACGGCTCTCCATCGTGATCGACGAGAACAACGGTTTCGTTGTGGAAGGGAACAGCAAGTAATTGGTCAGACATGATAGGACTCCAGAATGGATTTATATCCCATCCTCAAGGCCAAGCGAGGGTGGGAACCGTGCATGGGTTGGCCTACCGGTTCTGGATCCCGGCCAGTCTTGCGACTGCCCACACACGATCCCCATAAAACTGGAATTCGAGCATGAAAAAAGACGCCCGAAGCGTCTTTCGAGCCAGAAACCCGGAGGCCAATCCGAGACGCCCATGGGGGGCGATGAAAGGAGAGTAGACCACGCGGCCTGATTTGGCAAGGTGTGAAAATTGCCGGAAGCCGGAAGCCGGAAGCCGGAAGCCGGAAGCCGGAAGCCGGAAGCCGGAAGCCGGAAGCCGGAAGCCG